TAAAGTGTTCTAAGAGAACACCTAACGCGCTACGCTTGTTTGCGTTGATCCGGCACAAATACCAGGCTCGTACCTCACCGGCATTTGACCGAATCATCCGCCATTAACATAACATTAACAAAAAAAGCCCCAAAATCTTACGACCTGGGGCTATATGAAACGAAATGCGGTTACGACTCAGCAGGAGGCGGAGGAGGCGGAGGAGGCGGAGGAGGCGGAGGAGGCGGAACGGGCAACTTTTGTTTGCGAGCCGCCATTTGTTCACGCTTAGAAGCGACAGCATTAGCCAACTCCTGAGCATACTCTGCACGCTCAAAAGGGTCCATATTTTCGATACCATCGGGAAGATCTTCATCCACACCGAATTGACCAGAAAACACCTTAACATCCTGACCACGAACATAACGTTCGAGAAGATCAGAAAGGGGCAAAGATTGCCCTGGTATAGTCTGCGAAGGTTTGGTAAATACCTCACCAATAAGCAAAACCCCAGGGGCAGAAAGTTGATCAAAATACATGTGGTGATCCACATAATTTGCAGAATTAATAATCTTGCGCATCGCGAGAAGTTTGAGAAGCGTAAAACGACTTATAACGGCCATAAGCAGCAGAAGTCCTCCAGGCTTCAAATGAATAGTTACCGTCAGGGTATAACCTGGCATGTTCAGCACGGGCAGCAAATTCTGCCTTGTCGGCAACGGACTGGATAATCCGTACTTGCTGCTTTTGTTCGCGCTCAGTATAAATCTTGTTTCGATAGTACCGAGGTATAGCAATACGATGACCACCATCTTTGGTAACATAATTACGAGTAAGATCAGCCTTATGATAGGCCACAACATCATCGGACAAATAGGAAACACCAAGACCTTTTGACATCAAAGGGAACTCAGGCTCACGATCGTCACGACCATGTAAAGGTTTACCGGAAGCCTTGTCAATATACTTCATAGTATAGGCAATCGAATCGCCTGTGACATTACCAACGTGAACGGAACCGAGTCCCCACGCCTGATCGAACAGTGACACGTCATGAACGTTGAAAATAACAGCATGGTAATGAGGACGGCGATTATTCGTACCATACTCACCGACCGCGTAATACTTAAGTTTTGCATCAGGACAAAGTTTACGAAGGCGCTTCATAAATAACTGATAATCTACCTTACGAAGTGTAAGGAAACCATTAGCGGAAATAGGAACCGTAGAGGTGTGATAAGTAAGGGTAACAAAATGGGAGTGCTTGGAAACTTTAGACTCCTGGAGCATACGAAACACCCAAGAATTTACCCGCCGCAACTTACATGGAGGACAACGTCCACACGGGACGGGGACTTTCTCCACGGCAGCCTTAGGGAGAACGAAAAATGGAGAGTCACAGGTCATAATGTAGAAGGTACACCGTAACGCGGAAGTTTCCGAACGACGGAGATATTGTTAAAAGTATGCGCCCAGATATGATCCTCCTCAGGATCAGTAACAGCAAAAATATCAGTGCGGGGATTACATTCAATGAATTCCTCATTCAAGGCAGGATCGGTTTGAAAAATACGGCCAAGGTGCCAAAAAGCAAGGGAAGTGCGGAATTCACCAGCAACACGGCTGTTCATATACTTATATTCGCTATAACGAGGATTATAACCAAAAACCAATTCAGGAGTAAGCGTACCGGCATAAACCTCTTTTTGACGGACTTCTTGCTCACCAAGATTCGCCAGGCCAGGCCAAGCATAGTCCAAACGATCAAAACGGGTAAATTGGCGGTGAATACCCTGCTGATAAGCGGTAACAGGTTGGACATTGATAATAACCATAAAAATACCGTGCTCCTCACAACGGTAGCGCATACGATTACCACCACCAACAGAAATACCGTGACCGGCCATAGTACCAACGGCAACACCATCGTCTGTCGATTGAGCAGTAGCAAGAACCTCAGAAATAACCATATTCTGACGAGCAGTACCAACTAATTCAGGACGTTGTAAACGGGCATCAGAACTTTTGACGCCAAAGTGCGCCAAAATATTCTCAACATATCGAGTGCCACCACGGGCGTTACGTTCAAGCCAAGCCTGAATCGAAAAGGCTTTACGAAGTGTATTAATATCGGTAGCGTCTGCCTGGACATCGACGGAAAGAAAATCAGAATTATCTACACCAGTGGGGGCACCCTCAACCTGAACAGTATAAGAAAAAGGAGAAGGGCCAACCTGATTCTCAAGATTACCAGCATCAGTAATAATATCACCAGTAACAGGGTCACGAGCAAAAGTAGCCTTACCAGTACCAGGAGTAAAATCGACAGGAATATTATCCTGTGTAGTTAACGGAATCTGAACCGCATCACCTTTTTGAGCAAATGGTAAGGCACTCGTAAAATAGTCATGCATCCATGCGCGGCGCAAAGGAGCAAGAGTATCAAAGTAGTTTTCGTAGTCAGAAGCATTATCACCAGGAACTAAAGGAGTAAACTTCTCAAGTTGAAGGTTTTGATCACGATACCACTCATCGTAAATCTTAAGATAAGCAGCGATAGACATCGGAGAAACTTTGTTCACGGCACCGATAGCACCAGTAGGAAAACCAAGATAATCACCAATGGAACCAACAGGAAAATTGTCACCAACAAGCATCGAAACAAAAGGAGCCACAATATCTGAATCAGGATTTGCAATAAAATCCTCAAAAGCAGACCAAAGTATGCGATAGGGGACAAAAAAGAAATGCGAGTACACATCCACCCTGTGCATAACAGGAGCCACAAGCGGAGAGAACCGAAGCATCATTTCAGGAGTGATACGTATGTTATCACCCGGAATACAGTCCATAACAAAGGCAGGAACGAGGCGACCAATGTCGAAAGACATCTTAACCTCATGGCCTAAGTCAAACTGATTTGAAGGAATACGGGGCATTGCCACCGTGTTGAAAAGGTCGTTAGTCATTTTTTGTTAAAATTGTTTTAAACCAGCATTGGCGCCGACAGCGCACCACTGGAAGATGAAACAAAAATCAAAGGCGGATACCGCCACGTTGAATAAGATACGAGCGAAGCGATTTGGAGCGACCGCCACGACGACGACGAGAACGAGAACGAAAAGCCATTTTTAAAGTTTGTTTAAAAGGTGAACTGAAATATGTTTACAAAGGCGTAAATGAGGATATAACCGAAAAACAGCCGCAAGTATGCGAGCATGACGATAATTTGTCATTCCTCAAAAAGAAAATTCCAGACAGTATTAAAGCCCTGAGATAAGGCACGATACCAAATCGGGTCACCGGGTCTAATATTCTCCCTGGCAAGATTAGCGTCCAATTGTTTAATTACTCCTTCTTTCGTCATTAACGAGATTTGCTCCCGGATTCGACGTGTGTCGGCAATTATGCGTTTCTTCTCCTCAACAGTATTAGCGTTCTGAAGTAACATTTGCTGCCTCTGCCCTGCAAGGTTTTGTATGCGTTCCGAAGCCTCACGAAGATTGGACGACTGCAATATGGCCTCACGAACATCCTTACGAAGACTAAGGTCAATTTTCACCTTCATCTGTCTAAGAGCCTCTTTGCGAGCATCCACAGAAGTAGAGCGCAGTTCAGATTCAAAATCCAAGTCGAACATTTTTCGTTTGTAAGATGCACCAACATCAAGAACCTGCCCAGCTTTTAAGGCAGCCTCTTGGCGTATCACATCTGACTGCAATTTCATGTTGTCCGTTTGAGCCTGTTTCATCTCAAGGTTATACATCGCATCTATTGTAGCAAGAGCACCACCAGCGAGAGCCTCACCATAACGAGGTACATTGAACTCAGGCTTTTGCACATCGGGAGAAGTCAGAGGCCCAGCAGTGTTTTGCTGTCCGTAGATAAGTGCAGGATTCAACCCAGCATCGGTAAAACGCTGCATTTGCGCAGCAGGGCTATTATACTCATTTTGCATACCCCAGAAAGCGAGATTATCATGTTTTTGCCGTTCGTACATCTGAGTGGCAAAGGCGCGGCTCTTTTTATTCATTTTGCCCGTCATAAAGGCATCAATGCCGCCACCAACGAGAGAAGCACCGCCAAGAATAGCGGATTCAAGGATAGGCATATCAAGAAGTTTTTTGTTCCGGCTCGAGAGAACGGCGGAACTGGTTAAGGACGACCTGGTGAATGTAACCCAGGTTAGTTTTAGTCAGTACGACAGCACAGAAAGGAAAGCACCAATTGTAGAACTCAGGGTCAGTATCGGCCAAATAATCATACATCTCAGCAGCCGTGAACTCAGGAAGAATGCCGGCATCTTCCTTTG